CCACCAGCCGATGATTCATTGTGTTTATGCTGAAAATTGAACTCAGTGAATGCAGTTTTCAGCACAAAATAAAAGCCACCAGCTAACGCCAGTGGCTAATTAATGAGTTTCTAGTATTTATAGATGATTAAGCCGGCTTAATATGGGCTGCTTGTAGTTCCTAATGTATAAACCACAGACGCACGCAGAGCACCTTCGTCGTCTCGCCACTGTGTTTCGGTTACTTTGAGTAATACCCAACCTTGTGTAAGCAGTCGATTAACCTGAGCGCTGTCTTCAAATTGGTCTACCTGCTGAATCTTAGTAATATCAAATTGCTGATCTGACATGATGGACTCCTAGGGATGAATGGAGCTGACAGATTAGCTTTATGATTAGCCTTGGTGAAGTTATTTTCACTGGCAACACACTACCAGACATCGCGCTTACCATTTGTGTCTGGTGGAGAAATAAAACCCTCATTCTCAAGCTGATCAACAATTCTTGCGGCTCGGCTATAACCTATTCGGAAACGCCGCTGAATAAGAGATACCGAGACTCTTCGCTCAGTAAGCACGAATGCCAGAGCTGAATTCAGTAATTCATCTAATTCTTCATGCTCTTTTTCAGGGGGGGCTACTGAAGGCTTCCATTGAGGATTAAGCTCAAACCATTTTTCAATAGCTTTCATCGCGCCATCTGTGCATTCCTGACAGGTGGAGGGATGTTCATGTTTTCCAGTAGATATGTTAAGTGTGCAACTGCATCCTTTACGCCACTCATCAATTACTAAGAGCGGATGCATCACAACTTCATTGGACTCCGACATAAGGTCACCTTTTAACGTTTTTCAAGCTTAATATAGTCCAGCTTCGCAACGCTTCACGGCGTGGCTAACCGTTATCCCTTGTCGGAGGATTCTTTAGCAGTCAGCATCTGGCCGGGCTACTGCACGGCAGGCATACATGCATGCTTTCTTCATGGCTTTATCCGCTTCCCTGCACCATTCAAATGCATCATAGGGGTTTTCGTCAGGTGATAGCTGACTGAGATCACCACCATGCTCACGTAGCAACTCGATAAACTGGCGGCTCAGTTCTTTAAACTGATTCATCTTGCCAACTTCACCATGCGATAAAGTGCGGTAGCCTTTAACTGTGCTGCCGTCTTGTGGCTTTGATTCACTCATTATCATTTACCTTTTATTGAGCGCACTGCTTATCAGTGATGATCTTAATTCCATGCTTAGCGATGAAATTCGCTATTGATGAGCGATGTTTTTCGCGCACCAGCCCGATGACCACGCCAGCACGTAGCGCAAAAATGAAAGCTGGAAGCCAGAATTTTTTCTTTGCTGTCACCTGCAAGGTTATCTGAGCCATTCTAATTCCCCCCCTCAATGCGCCTTATTGCAGCCCTGTCGATATTGCACTGAGCCACTACGCCGTATAGCTCTGCATTGAGGCTTACGCTGTCACCAAAAGTCATCATTTCTTGCGGCACTGGCGCTTCAATCTGGCTTGTCAGTTCTGCCGGAAGGTCTAGCCGTGGCTTGCTGATTGTCCGGTACTCCACTTGAGGCTTTTGCTGCACTCCGCAACCTGTCAGCAGCATCAGCGGGAACAGGAGCAACAGCGCACTTATCCGCTGCAAGATATTGCTTGATTTCATTCTGTAGTTTCCGGTTCTGCTGGGCTGTTACGGCGCGTTGTTCGGTGACCTGCCCCATTACTTCATTCTGGTGCTTAACGGCTGTTACAAGCTCATTAACGCTGGTAGCGAGTCCGTCATTTTTGGAACGCAGGTCGTTAATCTGCTCGTCTTTGCTGTTTGCCAGCTTTTCAAGGCGCTGATTGGTTGCCTCAAGCTGTGAACTACGGGCATTGAGCATCCAGAGAGCCAGGCAGATAAGGCCAATGACGATGACAGGTGAAAAAGTTTTGACGAGATTTAATGGGTTCATGAGATGAATACCTCTCGCTCTGCGGCGCGGCGTTTAACGAGGCCAGCTAATTTCTTGCCACCTGCGTTAACCCATTTGCCAAACTCATCTGCTGCGCCAGCGAAGTCACCTGCGTTAAGCTTTTTAAGCAAAGTGGATTTAACGAAGTTGCCGGAGCCCAGGTTGAAAACAAATGACGCCAGCGCATCGAACTGGTTTTGTGTCAGCTTCACCTTAACGTTGGTGTTAATGGTCAGTTCTGCCACCAGCAAATCTTCACGCAGATATTTGTCAGCCTGCTCGCCGGTAATCACATCACCCATCTTTACACCATGGGTATGCCCGTAGCCGATAGTGGGAATGCCTACGCTGTCGCGATATGCCTCAAGCTTCAGGCCTTCGAAGCGCTTAATCAGGTCCATGCCATTATTGCTGGTTTGCATCAGTATCCCCTGTTTTTCTGGCTATCCACCCGCGCAACTTGTCGCTGATGTAGTCATTACCCACATACCCGATATAAACCGCGAATACCTGTGCGGCAGCGTCAGGGATGTTCCAGTTAAATAAAGCGCCCATTACCTGAAGCGTCGGACCAGCGAAGAACGCCAGCGCACTACAGGAAACAGCGTCGAGAACCCGCTTACTCCACGGGCTTTTTGCATAGGCACTGCGTAATAGTGAAAACATGCCTGCTACCCCGGCATATCCCCATTCTGTTTTGTGGCTGTACAGCCAGAGTAAAACTGTGGCCCAGAAGCCAGGGTCTTGTGAGGACATACGCTATTCCCGCCACCTGGATGATGGCGGCTTGTTGTTGAGGAAAAGATTGCGCATCGCCACGGCGTCAAAGGGTAAGTGGTTGCTGATTGGCGAGCGCAAAAACGAAAAAAGGCCGCACGATGGCGACCTCTTTAAATAAAATCCCTGACGCATTCCGCGATAGTTTCCTTGCCCGTCGGCAACAGGGGTAATCCAGATAAAACTCTTTTTGCTTAGACTACTTTTGGTTTAGCTCTTTCGATATGCGTTCTTTTTGCTGAACGATAAATTTATACCGGCACTCCTGCTCATGCTTGATCACATCAATCATCGACAGAGGGAGCTGAATCAGCGTTTCTACAGGAATTTTACCTTCTTTATTCCACTGTTTTATGTCTTCCATTGTATAGCTTGGACAGCCATTAAATGTTTGAGCGTTAACCGTGGGTGCTGAGGCAAACATTGCTGAAACCGCAAGGGCCGCAAAGCTAAAAATTTTTGAGGTTTCCATTAAGTTTCCTTTCATTGAAGAATTGTAAGGATACCAAATTTCACCATCTCAATGCATAAGAGCCATGCTCTCTGCTCACAATATGAAAGGCGCTACAGGTTTGCAGTCCTGGACAGAACGGATAAACCGTCTGCGCTCAGTGCCTTTGGTATTGTGTGGAAATGAAAAAACCCCGCCAGATGGCGAGGTTTCTAATTTAAGAAGCTATGCGTTGTTACCACTCTTAACAGATTACACAGAGAAATTCGTAACGAAAAGCAGATTAAGCGGTTTTTTGAAAAATAGTTTTATGAGTCGCTTCATCCATCTCAAGCCGGGCATCTGTCATCAGTATGCAGGCATCAATAAACGTCTCAGCGATCATCAGCTTTTGGCGCACTTTACCCTCTGAGCATTTAAGCCAGCGGGCAATTGTTGATTTGGAAACGTCATAACGGTAGTGCGCCATAATTAAATCCAGTTCATCCAGGCGACCAACCTTTTTAAGCATCCCAACAGCGGTATCAATAATCATGCCGTCATTGTCGCAGCACGAAGGACGGCTACTGGTGCTCTTAGGCAGCAGTGTAATAAACATCGGGCTGGTCGGGTTCCAGCTAACCTGAGTGCCTTCGCTTGCAGCCCATCCGCCCCAACGCTCTAAAACCAGTTGAATGTCACGCATATTAAATCTCCTCCACACACTTATTTTTTATCTGTCCCAATGACGCCAACTGCAATAGCGTGATCAAGAAACCGGAATAACAGTTCAATCTGACTGCCGTAATTCGACTCAAAAAGTTTTGGGTCGCGGTGTAACTCGTCGTGATGCGCCCTGCAAAGCGGTATCACGAATAAATCATGTGCCTTTGTTCCCATACCTCCCTGACCGTGTCCGATGATGTGATGCGGGTCATCTGCCGGATTAGGGCAGCATGCGCATTTCTGCGCCTTAACCCACTGTGTGTATTTCTGGCTCTCCCAGCGCTTACGCTTAGGCCGTCTCATGAATGACTCTGGCGATTCAGGGTCAGCTACGAGGGTGATTATCTTTTTGACCTGCTCAGCGGCCTGCTGAATGACCTGTTGAGGCTGGCGTTCTGGCGCGATATGCGATTCTTTAAGCTCACCTGAGATAATCTTTACTGGCATACGCAGAACCCGCCGCGCCGGTGTTTCTGGTATCAGGTCAATAAGGTCATTCAGTGATGCCCACCAGCAAAGCTCGGGCAGCGTAAGCTGATGCTCCCCATGCAAACCAAGCTGGCTGCAAACCATCCTGATTATCCACAGCGCTGTATTCCCCTTGGCGATGTTGTCCAGCTTGCCGGGTGTGCCATGCTCCCTGAACTGATTATCGTGGCTGTAGCACAATGACACCAGGCCGGATTCAGTCTCATGAAGCGTGAATTCATGGTGATGCCATATTGCATCGTCATGCCACTGGCAGCAGCCAAAGCCACGAACAAACCCAGCCAGGCCATTAGGTCCACCAGCGGAAGCTATAACGCGATCATGACTGAAGAACGGGATAAGGGATGGCTCATCAAGAAGCGGCTGTGTGCCGTCATTGATCCTTCCTGATGGAAGGTCAGCCATATCCGGTGTAGGCGTGCTAACCAGAACGCGGCCACGAAACATCCCCATCAGGTCTGAGCCAGGCTTGAGCAGCACTATCCCTGTGCGCGGAGCAACCTCAGGCGTTAGCAGTGCTCTCACTCATCACCCCTTTCCGCTTTGTGAGCCGTCCACAGTCCGCCAATCCACTGAACGCCCTTGGCAGTAAAGCGTGACTGACTGAACGCATAATTTGAGTCGGTAGTGGTGCCGGTTCTGACTTCAAACCGACCGGCTTCGATGTGCTGGCTATAGGGAGTCATGACACCATTGAGTCGGTACATGATCAGGCTATCAAGCAGGAACAGGCGAAGCTCTGGCTCTTTGGCCTCAAGAAGTTTTGCCACCTGGCGGAATGTCATTGACCCTGTAGCCGTGACATAACGATCCACGAAAGCGACCTTTGGAGCGGCTTCAGTAAGCTGTAGCTGCAGGCGTTCCTTCTCCTCTTCCATTTCGGCGGCAAGGCGGAGTGCTTCAGCAAAAGTCTGAGGGATTTTAGCTGGCTGGCTTTGCTCTAACTCGTGCAGCCGCTTGATCACTTTCATTCGGAGAATGGCACTGTAACCGGTGATGAGGCATTCGGTATGCTCTCGTTCAAGACGGAATTCAGGGTATTGCTGGCCGTTCTGGGGGTGTATCCAGAAATGGAGATACCCTTCAGGGTTGATATTTAGCTCTGTGAACATTGAGTTTATGTCACGCATGACATGTGCGTGCTGCTTTCCGGTAAGGTCAGCAATTTCACGGCTGGTCATGACTGGGGACTGAATGGCACTGACTACAGGCGCATTAGCGCCCGCTGATTGATTTAGCATCGTATCTCTCCACACACTGTTTTTGAACGGTCCCGCCCCATCACCTGCAAGTGAACGGGACCAACCTTTACCAGAGGCATCTGCAACATATCCCCGGTATTCGCACTATAACCGCTATTCAAATTCATTTCCCACCAAAGTTGTACGGGCTGATTGTCACCTCTGCTTTTCCCTGCTTAAACTGCTCTCCCCACTCTACAGTGAATCTCTTAATCTGCCTGTCATCGACCCATACGCCAGCATGGGTAAGGCTGTCGAACAGCGCTTTCTGATAGTTATCAAGGTCGCGATTTCGCTTGTCTGGCGGGTACAGCAACACGGAAACTTCCACGTTCACTGTAATGGGCTGAGGGCGTCGCTTGAGCTGTGTCAGGATGGCTGCGATTGCATTGGAACGAAAAGAGCGCCCGGAGGCGCTAATTTTCATACCCGTATTCGTAGCCCGCCAGTAACCGTTAACGCTCGGTGTGTAGTGGTCAACTAAAACTGGCCACCGCTTTAGAGTTTTTCCAGTAT